CCTTCCTCTGTGCCAAGTGTCTGCTCAACTGAGCGCACCGCCGTGCGGGCAATGGCTTCTACCATTGCAAACTGCTCTGTGCTCATACGCGCCTGCAGGTAGTTAATCAGCTGCTTGCCAAGGTAGCCAAGGGCACCAATCGCCACAGGCACCAAGCCAATAATCAGCGCGTTGAGTAGGTCATTCACTAGCGGATTCATTCTGCACCCCTCTTGCTAATCAACACCATTGCGGGCGGTGTTGGAAACCCAGCATTGCCCTTGCTATCGCGCAAGGTTTTAACTTCCTCAGGCATCGCATAGCGCCCAGGGTTGCCTTCCTTCATTGTAGGGCAGGCGTATTGCCAAGTGGAGTTATCGTAGGCAAGCACCACCCAGTGACCATAGGTAGCCAGCGGCTGCTTTGCCCAGTAATCGCGCTGCCACTTAGAGCGCAGGCGGTCAGGCAGCACCTTTTGGCTTGCTTGAATGTTGAGAATGAGCACGCTGCCAGCCTTCACCTGATTGCTTGCCTCACTCCAGTCATACACAATGCGCCCCTTCAAGCCCAGAATCTTGGCGGCATCGCGCACCTGCGCTGCGCTCGTGCCCTCTGCGCCGGTTGGCGTGTCCACACGCCCAGCCTGCTCACACGCCTTGTGCGCTGCCTTGGTGCTGGTGTCCAGCCCAAGGGCGGTAGCTGCAGTTGCCAATGAGGCAGGGCCGCAATCATCCATAGCCTTCACGCCAAAGCGCTCTGCCAAACCAAGCTGGCTGCGTACCTTCAGAATCACTTGCCCTGCCCTTGAATGTAGGCAAGGATGCCTGCCAAGCCAGTCATACCGAATAGCGCCAACACAAACTTGGCCAGCCTGTAGGCTCCTCTGGTTTCTGCCAGCTCTACTTTGATTTCAGCAAGGTCACGCTCAATGCGCTCTAGGCGCTTGAGAATCTCGGTGCTTTGGCTCGCTGTCATTAGATTTCAGGCTCCAGTGTTGGCTCAGGCAGAGGCTCTGGCAGAGGCTCTGGTGCTGGCGGTGCGAATCCGTCAGCATCATCATAGGTGCCACCAATCCATACCGGCTGTGAGTCATCCATCACGGAAACACAGCGCACAGCGCCGTATAGGGTTGCGTAGTCACGCATAAACGCATCGTGCAATTCTGGCGTGAGCTCACCACAAGTAATCTGCACTACCACGCCGTTAGCATTTATATATGCGTACCTAATCACGGTGTCACCGTGCCTGAGTTCCATATAACAATGAGCCTGCCAGAGCCACCCGCGCCGCCAGCGCCTGATGTACTTGTGATTGTGCTGGGCACATACTGCGCTGTGCCCAAGTAGCTCACCGCACAGGCACCCCCGCCGCCACCGCCTGCGCCACTATTTGCCGCAGCTGCACCGCCTGCACCCGCAGTTGCCACCAGCGTTGCCGTTACCGTTGAATACCGCGCCGCGCCGCCACCACCAGATGCGCCCCCGCCTGGGCCGCCTACGCCACCAGCACCAGCTGTTGCCACTGGGCCTGTTGTTGCGTTAGCCGCGCCACCGCCCCCACTGCCGCCGCCACCTGCGATTGCCAGCGCGGTGCCTGCGATTCCTCCAGCGCCGTTAGCTCCAGTTCCACCGCTGCCTGTTGCTGTGCTTCCAGCAACGCCGCCAGCATAAAACGATAGGAAGGGGGCACCAGAAAATGTTGCTCCGATTGTGTGCGTACCACCAACCCCACCAGCGCCGCCCGTTGTGCCTGCTGCGGATGCATTACCCGCACCTGCTGCGCTTGCTGTGTCAAAAAAACCAGTAGGCGCTGTACGCGCACCAGGCACAGTAAGGTATGCACCAAATGTGGTGTCGCCACCGCTAGAGCCTGTGCTTGCGTTATTGTTGTCTGTGGTTGATACTCCAGCCGCTTTGTTAAAAACAAATGCCGTGCCGCCTGAGCCTCCAGCGCCAATGCCAACGCTGACTGTGCTGACATTTCCAACATAAATATCTCGTGCAAGCGCGTAATACCCACTAGCGCCGCCAACTCCGCTGTTTGCATTTTGGGCAGAGATTCGCCCAATGGCATTTGCGCCGCCGCCGCCGCCTTGCCCTCCAGGAAGCGCAACCACCGTCACATAGTTCACACCAGTTGGCACTGTGAAGGTGCCGTTGCTATTGAATACCTGCAAGTTGGTAACCAATGATGGCGTGCCCCACTGCACATAGTTTGTTGCAGTGCCCTGCATCAGCACCTGCCCTTGAATCCCTGTGGATAGCAGGCGCGTCACTGCACCAGCGCCTGTGCCAAGGATTAGGTCACCCTTATCTACAATTGTTGAGAGCGGAATATACGCGGTGCCGCTTGCACCACCACCAATTACGCCAAACTCAGTGGCAACCATCACACTTTTAACTTGTAGGTAATAGGTTGGCGAGGCAGTGCCAACGGTGAGGGTATAGGCAAGTTCAAGTTCAGCAGCGCTAGTGCTGATAGGCCCGCTTGCATTGGTATATGAGCCAAGCACCGTTGCCGTGCCACGCTCGCCAATGGTGCCAATCGTGTAGGCGGTGCCAATGGCTGAGCCTGTCACATCGTAATACTGACTGGTGAGCTTGGCTGTCCACTTATCTGTACCGGCAACCTTGACTGCTTGCACCAGACTGCTTGCAACATAGTGCCGCACATCAAGCCCATCGTCATTGGTGATAGGGATACGCGTGCGCAGCACTGCCGTGCCCAGCGCTGTGCCAACTGCCGTAGGGTCAATGGCAACACTCCAAGTTTGAGCTGTAAGGTCATATTCCATTGAAGCAGTAATGCCGGTATCAGCGTACAAATCCCAATATGGCAACTCATTTCCAACAGTGATTGCCGAAACTGGATTAGATGGGAGTAGGTTGAATGTGCCATTAGGTACGCCGATTGCTACCTGATTACGGGCAGCAACTCCAAGCGGTGAACCTTGCCAAGTATTGTCTGGGCTAACAATCTGGTTTCCATTTGGGTCAGTAACAAGGCTTTGATTGCTTGAGAACACGCTGCGGTTAGAGCCAAACTGTGCCATTGCTCCCCCTACTTAGTCTGGCTGGCAATGAGTGCAGCCAAGTCATTTGGGTTTTTCCTGTTGAAGTATACGGTGATGATTTGGGTATAGCTGCCTGGTTCAAGGCTCCACTGCACCTGCTCTACGCGGTAGAGGCCGCTCAATCCCAAGGATGCACAGGTTACTTCACACCACATTCCAGGCTCCCAGCGGTTAACTAGCGCAAAGGTGCTGGCACCAGTCTGCGCATAGCCTGCGCTAAATCCATACTGGTTAAAGCTTTGTGTGCCAGCTCCGCGTAGCGTAAACTGCCCTGACAACAGAGGCTTGTAGCGCTCTGTCAGGTAGGCAATTGCAGCGCGTTGGATGACTGCGCCTGGGCTTTTGACCGCTGTTGGATACTCAACTACTGAGTCAAACACAGGCCCTGTGCGTGCAGGGAATACCGCTGTGCCGGTTGCGTCAAGCAGGTCAGTGTAATTAAACACGCTGGTGTAGGCGCTACCAGACATTGAAGGGATAGACATCATTACATTTTTGGTGGTGTCATAATCCCAGTTAACCGTGAGGCTATACGGTGCAAGGGTTGCCTTTGCGCTCGTAGTGTTTGGATTTCCAGCGCCTGAGTCTGTAGTTATCGCGTAGGGCGCAGTAGCGTAAGTGGGTTTTGCAGTGGTATCTGTCAACTGATACACCAGGTTGCCATCAAGCCCAATGTAATAGCGCCGCTCTTTTGCATCACCGCTGTAGTTTTCAATAACCGTATCAAGGGCAGAGCGCAGGCTTGTGCTTGGAAATTGAATAGCTTCCTGATTTACATACACTGTCCCGCCGTTAATCCCAGCGGTACCAGCAGTATTGAAGGTGCGCTGCAGCGCATAATCAGTGCTGTGGAATGCATTGGTGGTGCTGAGCAGCTGCTGCACCGTAGTATTTTCTGTTGCACCGCCTGGCAGGGTCACAAGGAATTGCCCGCCGTCATTGACATCAGACACATAGCCAACAGCCTTAATATCGCCGTACCCTGTGAAGGTGCCCCAGGTGCCGGTGTATGGCACTGGCAGGATAACCGTGAGGCTGTTGGAACTAGTGCGGATTACCCTATTTCCGCTGAATGTATTGCGAATGAGGCGCGCAAGCTCAGCGGCATTACTGAAACCAGTCATCGTGCCACCCATCCCAAGGGTGATGGTGTCACCGTCAAGCAGGTTCATATCTGCATAGCGCCCAGTTACACCAATGCGGTCATTGGCTAAACCAACGCGTGAGAAACTCACCATATTTGTTGTTTGTGCTGTATCAGTGGTGCCAGCGTCAACATCGTAAGTAAGCGTGGTAGCGGTTGGCACTGTTTTAACGCGCCGAATACCAGTAAAGCCGCCGTTAGTTCCACCCTGCAGCACCCCGCCAACCTTGATTGGCTGACCAACTACAAAGCCGTGTGCCTGATTAAAAGTGACAGTGGCAACTGTGCCACTTAGACTGAACTTGGTACCAGCAACAGCGCGGCTCGCGCCAGGCTTGCCAAAAATACCTACACGGTCAAGCAGGTAGTTAGCGTCACCAAGCGTAATAGTTGATTCATTCCCTTGCCCTGAGCCTGTGAGTTTAACGCTGATAGAAGCAATGACACCTAGAAAACGCGTGTCAGCAACTGCTGGCGTGGAGCCAGTTGCCTTTTGGCAGAGGCGTACGCGGGTGTTATCTGGCACCGTAGTAAACCAAGGGCCTGCCGCTGGGGTGGTTTCTTGAATAACTGTAAAGCTCATTTGCGAGCCAGAGCCGTCACCGTTGGCTGATAGGTTCAACCCCTCAAGTGGCACCACCATTGCATTCTGGCGTGCCGTACCCGCCGTCAGGTTAATTGGTGGGTTAAGCAGGTCAACCGCTGCAAAGGCTGAGCCTACGGTTGCTGTACCGGCAGAGCCTGCAGCGGTGTATGTAAATGATGTGCCGCTGGTACGGGTAACTTGATACAAGCCAACCATTGAGGTGCCAGCTGCTCCAGTAGTGTCACCAATCTGCACATATGCACCGTCAGTGACATTGTGCGCCTGCGTAGTGGTAATTGTCACTGTGGATGAAACCCGCACTGCGCTTGCAATGGGGGCAATATCCATAAGCAGTTGATATGGAGCGGTAGCCATTAGCGCCCGCCGTTACGCGTACCGTTGCTGGTGCTTGCGGTTAGCCCAAGGTAGCGGTTAACTGATTCAGCAACCACCTTGCCATCAAGCGTGAGTTGCAGGCGGTTCGTTAGGTCAATTGGCGGTGACATCGGCGCTGCCTTAAATCCCTCTACCACTCCGCTTGTGATTGCACGGTTTAAGTAATCACTAGAGCCGCCGCCCACATTTGAGCCATACACGCCACCCGCTGAGCTGGTAACGGCAGCAATACCTTCACTCTTAATGCGTGCCTGCAACTTGGCGTAGTTGTCCATCATATTTTTTTCTTGCTCTGCTGGGGTGTAAATAGCGTCATACAGGCCCTTGGCTGCAAGCACTACTGCAGCAACGCCAAGCGCTGCGGCTGCAACACCGGCAATGGCTGCAACTGATACGCCAAGGATTGCTGAAGTTGCACCGCCAACTGCTGGGGCGGCACCGCCTGGTACGCCAACAGGCAGGCTTGGGGTAATCGGCACACTCTTGAACAGCCCAAGGAATTTAGTAATGGCAGCCTGGGCAACTGCGCTGCCAAAGCCCTGCACTACACCTGCGGTAATTGCTCCACCAATCGTGCCTGTGAGTGTTGCGGTAATTGGGTCAACACCCATTTTAATGAACTGCTCAGCAAAGATTGCGCCGATACCGCCGCCTAAGCCACCCATCTTGGTGCCAAGGATTCCAATGCCAGCAGTCACCAAGCCATCAGGGCCAAGGAAGCCGGCAATATCCTTGCCGAATGTAGCCACGCTCTCAATGAACTTGGCGGCTTTGTCAATCAGGATTGGCAGCTCACGCTTGGCGGTTGCTACATAGCTTGGCAACTTGGCAAGGAATTTCTCCACCAAATCCCTGCTAAAGCGCTGAATGTTTGGCAGGTTTTTATTCACTTCCCCCATAAGGTCTTGCACCACTGGGGTGATACCTTCAAGCAGGCGGGTGAATGTTGGCAGCCCCTCGCCGCCGCCAATAGCCATACCAATAGATTCAACTGTTTCGTTAATTGAATCGCGCACAATGTCAAACTGCCCAGCAAAGGTTTTAGCATATTGTTCTGCAACGCCAGCAACCTTTTTGTTGATTGCCCCAAGCGCCTCAACTCCCTTAGTGCCCTTTTCAATCTGGATACCGTAGCGGGATAGCGCGCCAGTGTTGCCAGCAAATGCCCTACCTACAAACTTGGTTGCAGCCTCAAGGCTGATGTTTTTAGCGCGTGCAAGGTCTTGTGCAGTGGTCAGAATCTTTTGCTGGTTGGCATACTTTTTGGCAAATGAAGTAGCGATTTCGTAGCCCTTGCGGGTTTCAGAATCCGTAAAGGCAAGTTTCTGCCCTGCAATGATTAACTCATTGACACGCTTGGTAGCCTGCTCAGTGGTCTGCCCTCGCGCCTTAAGCGTGGCAATAAGCTTCTGCTGCTCAGCATCGTCAGCAATCGCAGCCTCAATGGCGCTCTTAGTGAACTTGGCAGCAAGCCCAAAGGCAGCAGTGATAGCAGCGGCGGCAATGGCCGCACCGGCTGCAATGGTCTTGAATACTGCCCCGCCTGTCTTGCCAAGGCTCCCCATATTTTTACCAATGTTGCGCATTACGCCGCTGGCAGAATCCTTAGCGATAACAGCAAATACTGCTGAGCTGGTTGCACTAGCCATTTAGAATTTAACCAACCTTCCAATCATCCCGAAAAACTCACCAGGCTTTACGCTCATCCCAGCAAGTTGCCCGCCGCGCCTGAACTGCAGAATCTTACCCCTGAACACATCATTGTTATAGAACGCCTCCACAGTATTGTGAAACGCCTCTACAGCCTTTTGCTCGTAGGTCATATTGTCAATGACACGGTTAACAAACTTATTGGCGGTGATTGGCTTGACTGACACCACGCCGTTTTTGGTCTTGCGCCTCCCGCTCGTACCCTTCACTACAATCCACCTGTACCACGGATTTTTCTTAGAGCCACGCCCAGCAAAGAGTGGGCCCACCACCGCGCTTGGGCGCGCATAGCGCCCAGCTCGTGCCTTTACTTGCCCAGCAAGGTTGCCGCTTTTCCCCTTAGGCGCAGCATCCTTAATAGGCTTGGCATAGGTGCGGGCAGCATTGACTGTGGCAAATGAGAGCAAGCGCCGGTAGGCGGTGGGGTTAGCGCCTTGCAGGAAACCAAGCTCAAGGGCGCGGTAGTTAGGGTCAACCTTCAATACAAAGCTGATGGTGTCATTAGCCACGCTGTACCCCTTCCTTTGGCTGTAGGTCTGACATCAGGGTAAAGGTGCGCAGCAAATCTCCAGCCTCCCAATCCATCACTAGATGTGGGGCAATGCCAAATTCCTTACCTACAAGGTGTGCCATTAAAATGGGGTGTGGCTGAACACTCCTGCCCGCAGCCATTCGCTGCGCATCCAGCCTCAGCGCGGGGGGAGTGCTGTAACCGCTCCTGTCCACGCCGTGAGCATTGCGCCCAAGGCCTCCATTGGTGC